TGAGCGCAACAAGCGCGGCCAGGTGATGAATATCTGGCCGCTGGATCCAAACCATGTGACCGTGCAGCGCAAAGCGGGTGTTAAAACCTACATCTACAAAGAGAACGGCAGAACCATAACTTATCATTCCAGTGAAATTCTGGATGTGCCGTTCATGCTTAAACCGGACATGATTTCGCACCGGTCGCCATTTCATTCCTGCCGTGATTCAATCGGCCTGGCAATTGCGGCCACCAATTACGGATCAAAATATTTCGAAAATGGCGGTGTGCCGCCATTTGCTATTGAGGGGCCATTTTCCACGCCAGCCGGTGCAAACCGCGCTGCAGATGATCTGGCTGGCGCGGTTAAAAAGGCATCAACACAAAAACGCCTGGCGCTCACTATTCCAGCCGGTCACAAGCTTCACAAGCTAGGCAGCGATGTCAAAGAAAATCAACTGGTCGAAGTGCAGCGATTTATCATTGAACAGATTGCTCGGATCTATTCTCTGCCGCCAACATTCTTGCAGGATCTATCTCACGGCACTTTTTCCAATACGGAACAACAGGATCTGCATTTCGTCAAACACACTTTGCGCCGGTGGGTGAAACAATTTGAACAGGAATTGAATTTAAAGCTGTTTGGCCGCAATTCGCAGGTCTATGCAGAGTTGAACCTGGATGGTCTGCTGCGCGGCGATTTCAAAACCCGAATGGAAGGTTACGCCCAGGGCATCCAGAATGCCGTGTTGACACCTGATGAAGCCAGGCAGGCGGAAAATCGGCCATCACTGGCGGGTGGTGATAAATTGTTGGTCCAAGGTGCAACCGTACCACTTATTTCACAAACCAAATCTGCACCAGATCCCAAATAGGAGATTGTTGCCAATGTCTAATCGTGATCAAGATCATGACACCAGATTGCTGCCTGATCAGAGTTTTGAAATCCGTCAGGACGGAAAAAAGGGTAGTACCATCATTGGTTATGCTGCCGTGTTCGATACCGAAACCGATATTGCTGGCATGTTTAATGAAAAAATCAGCAGGGGCGCTTTTAAAAATGCGCTGAAAACTTCTGATGTTCATGCCCTATACAACCACGATTATGGCAAAGTGCTGGGCCGTGCCAAGTCCAAGACATTGCGCTTGAAAGAAGACAAGAAGGGTTTGAAGGTAGAAATTGATCTACCTGATACCCAAGATGCCCGCGATTTGGCAGAACAGATGAAACGGGGCGATATTGATCAGATGTCATTCGGTTTCAGGATGGCTGGCGGGAAACAGGAATGGGATGATTCCAAGGATCCACCTGTTCGGACCATAATTGAATTTGGTGAAATCACCGATGTTTCAGTGTGCCCGCGCGGCGCATATCCAACAACAAGTTGTGGATTGCGGTCATTAGAAAATTACCGCAAACAAAAGAATTTTTCGGCAGTCAGGAAGCGCCTGGCACTGAAAAAAGACCTGGCCGCTAAGCGCGGCTAGAGAACGGCAGTCTGCCTATTTAATCCAACAATTTAATTAAGAGGAATTCCAATGTTGAAAGAACTGCGGGAAAAAATGGCGCGACTGCTTACTCAGGCGCGCGCAAAACTGGATGAGATTACCGACGACATGGAAGAAAGCCGTGTTGCAGAAATCGAAACCGAATATGAACGTATCATGGCTGAACATGATGCCACGGAACGCAAGCTGGAACAGCAGACAAGGCTGGCTGCTGCAGAAGCGCGGGCCAGGGATTTTGACAATTCCGGCGATCCGCGCGCGCCACAAGGCCGTAATGCGTCCGGTGATGGTGGTGGCGATGATCCAAGTGACGGTGAAATTTCCTATCGTGATGCGTTTCATGCCATGCTGCGCGCAGGCGGCGATGTTTCAGAAATGGATCCGCGTGAACGCGAAGTGCTGCGGGCCGGTGTTCAGCAGGATGCTGAATTTCGTGCGCAGACTGCAGGGTCTAATGCTGCAGGTGGCTATACAGTGCCAACCGAACTGTCAGCCGTGTTGATTGAAACAATGGCGATGTGGGGGCCGATGTATGATGAAGATGTCTGTACGGTTGTTACAACATCAGGTGGTAACGCCTGGGATCTGCCAACCGTTGATGATACTGGTGTGAATGCAGAAGCGCACACCGAGGGTGCGGCCTTGACTGATGACGGTGGCAAGGATGTGACATTCGGCAAGAAAACGCTGAATGCTTATGTTTTTGACACTGAATTCATCAAGTTTTCCATGGAATTGGCATCGGATTCGATTTTCAACATCGAAACCGTGCTGGATAAATTGCTGGGTAAACGGTTGGGCCGGATTGCCAATTCGCAATTGACAATTGGCACCGGATCCGGCGCGCCAAATGGAATCGTAACTGCCTCTGGCCTTGGCAAGACTGCAGCGGCCACCGGCGCGATTACCTTTGATGAGATTATCGATCTGGAACATTCTGTTGATCCAGCTTATCGCCAATCTCCGAAGGCGCGTTACATGTTCAACGATTCCACGCTCAATGCAGTACGCAAGCTGAAAGATGGTGATGGCAATTACCTGTGGCAAATGGGTGATGTCCAAAAGGGCACACCAGGTTCATTCAATGGTAAGCCATACTCCATTAACCAGGCCATGGATTCGCTGGGTGCAGCCAAGAAAGTCATGCTGTTTGGCGATTTCAGCGAATATTATGTGCGCAAGGTTGGTGATCCTATTATCGGTGTGATGCGCGAACGCTTCTGGCCTAATCTGGGGATTGCAGGTTTGGTTCGCTTTGATGGTGAGCTGGGAGACAGTGCAGCCGTCAAGCATCTGATCACTGCTGCATCCTAATAAATCCTATGATCTATTCAGTGGGCAGCAATTTTGCCCACTGATTTCCACGCATTTACAAACAGGAATTGCTGTTATGAAGAATCCAAATTCAGGTATCGCGGCTAACAAGGAAGCGGCCGAGAAGAAAGCTGCTGCTGAGAAGGAAGCTGCGGACAAGGATGCGGCCGAGAAGAAGGCTGCTGCTGAGAAAGAAGCTGCGGACAAGGAAGCGGCCGAGAAGAAAGCTGCTGCTGAGAAGGAAGTTGCGGACAAGGTGATTTCTAGCCAGCAGGATGAGATAAAAGCTGCGGCGGAAAAGGAAATAAAAGCCATCAATGCTGCCGCCAAAAAACGAATTGATACGATTAAAGCTGAGGCGGACAAAAAGATGAAGCAGCTTGTTCCGGAGCCTGAGGCGCTAAAAGACACTAGCGTTAAGCTGCTGGTCAGCCGGGCTGGTGTTGATTTTGTCCAGAATGCTGGCGATGTGATCACCGTTTCCAGCCGCGAAGCGAAGGCGCTGATTGAAAGTAATCAGGCTGAGCCGGTGCGCGGATCTGCGCCGCAAAACACTTCAAAAGCATAATCAGGAGATCTGGTTGATGTGGAATCGATTGAGCCTGGTAGCAGCGCCATCTACCGCACCAGTAACAACGGCGCGCGTGAAAGCGCATTGCCAGGTTGATTATTCTGATCACGACACTCTGTTTGATGAATTGATCGAAGCGGCCAGACGGCGTTTTGATGGACCTGATGGGCTGGGAATTGCGCTGCTTACTCAGACCTGGCGGCTGTCACTCGATTCATTTCCTGCAACTCAAATAGAAATTCCGATGTGGCCGGTCAAATCAATTGCTGCTGTGACGTACATTGACGCAAACGGTGATGAGCAAACCTGGGATAGTGCGAATTACCGTCTGGATAAAAACCGTGACCCGGCAATTCTTGAGCCAGTTTATGGGCAATACTGGCCTGGTACCAGACAGCAATCTGGTGCGGTGAATATTGAGTTTGTTGTTGGTGAAGCTGCTAACGATATCAATGCAGATCTAGTCCGGGCTTTAATACAATTGGTCGCGCATTGGTACGAAAATCGAGAAGCAGCAATGAACCAACTACATGAATTGCCGTTTGGTGTTCGTGAAACAATGGAAGCATACCGGCGCGGAATTGTAGGAGCATAGCATGAAAGCAGCGATACGATTTAAGTGTAATGGAGTTATGTATCAGCCGGGCGATGATCTGCCGGAGGATGTGGCCGAGTTTGCGCAGAATAGGGGTTATCTCCAGGAGAGCCGCGAGGAAGAAAATGAAACCCAGGCGGAAATCGGATGCGAGCCGGAAAGCTAAGGACTAAGGTCACTTTTCAAAGTGCGAACCAAACACCGGATGGTGGTGGCGGATTTGCTGAAACCTGGGGGAATGACAAGGTGGTGTTCTGTGAATTCAGAACCCAGTCAGCCCGCGAAGCTGTTCAGGCTGGCCGGTTGGAGGAAACCTCCATCGCGGTGCTTTCTGCCCGGTCTCTGTCTGTTTCGTTTCTTGATGCTGGCTGGCGCGCGTTGATTGACGGGGTGGTGTGGAATGTTCGTTCTGTCACTCCTGATGATCAGCGGCAGAAAGTGTCTAACATTTCCATTGAACGTCATGTTGCAACCTGATGCCTGTTCAACTCAAGATCCGCAACAAGGATCGGCTGTTTCAAAACCTCAAGAATACTGTGCCGGAACTGGATACCAATTTGCGCAAGGCGTTGGCGAAATCCGGGGATGAATGGGAAACGAAAGCCAAGCTGCTGGCACCGAGGGATAGTGGTGCGCTTGCCAGATCTATCGGCTGGACATTTGGTACAGTTCCAGCAACTGCGAAACTGGTGAAGACGGTGGCCAAGGGGCCTAACAGTTCACCTTCAATATCTTTGTATGCCGGTGACAAGGTTGCGTATTACGCTGCCTTTGTAGAGTTCGGAACTGCTGCTGGCTCAAAAGGGTCCAGAACAGAGACAACCTATTACAAAATCCCTGAATATAAAGGGCGCGGTCGCAGGCATACTGGTCGAAGAATTGGGCGAAAAGTCAAGAGAAACCATCCGGGAACTGTTGCACAACCCTATTTCTTTCCGGCTTACCGGATCCTGCGTACCCGGATAAAGGGCAGGCTATCCAGGGCAGTTTCAGGAACAATCAAGAAGGCGGGCTTTTGATGACTCATTCATTTGATGTTCAAACAGCGGTCTATGACCTGGTTGTTGCTGCCAATATCTCGGGGGTCCAATCCATCATTGATCATGTCCGCAAAGATCCAGGCGATGGCGATTTTCCATATATCCAGTTTGGAGCAACTCAACAGATCCCGGTCGACGCCGGGATGTCGAGTGGATCCAGCGATCAGGGAATTGATGAATATATCGATATCCATACCTGGTCGCGATATAGCGGCAAGAAAGAGGTAAAGCAGATTATGTCTGCAATCTATACCGCGCTTCATCACAAGGTGCTGACAGTGTCTGGCCGCAAGGCTTGTTGCTGGCTTGATGATTCCCGCGTCATCAATGACCCGGACGGGATTACCCAGCACGGAATTCAAACTTTCAAAATCACCCACAGAACATAAAGGATCTTATTATGAAGGGTTCATCTATCCTTGTAAAAAAGGGAACCGCTGCTGCCGGCACAGCACTTGCTGGCGGGCGTACTACATCACTTACCCTGAATTCGGAAACAGTTGATGTTACCAGTGCGGATAATGTAAATCGCTGGCGTGAATTACTCCCCGCTGCAGGCATCAAAACCATGTCGGTGTCATTTAGTGGTGTTCTCGATAATGGTGCTACCAAAGACCAGATGATCGATGATCTGATTGCTCAGACTGTTGATGCCTATGGGATAATTCTGGATGATCTCGGTTACTTTGAGGGTAATTTTCAGCTCGCCCAGTTTGAGGCTTCTGGCGAGTATAATGGTGAAGCGACATTCAACATCACGCTCGAGTCCGGTGGTGATATTACTTACACTGCGGGTGTTCCATCATGATTAACCCGGAGCGTGGTGAAGTTGAAGTTGTTATTGGTGAGGTTAAAGGGGTCATCTGTGCAGAAATGGCCAGA